ATGAGGATATTTAAAGTCTTATGAAAGAGAAAATAGACAATACAATTAAACTGATAGAGATGGAAAAGTATTTAGGGCAGGTTGATGATGTGATGGATAATATGATAGTCAGGATGCAGGAGATGGAAGATGAGCATGATCAACTATCTATGTTAGTAGCACAATTAAAGAATGATATGGACAGGGTGAAACCAAGACTAGGGCTTCCTGTTGGCTAATTTAAACTTTCACAATGTATCTCAGGAGGAAGAGGCGTTAAAGGCAGCTTATAATGACATAATAGCTTTTGGGAAGCTCTTTCTTGCAGATGACTTTCAAAGGTCAGAGACACCCTGGTTCCATTATCAGGTGGCAGATACCATCCAAGATAAAAGTAAACTGCAGGTTGGTATCTTTATGCCAAGGGGACATGGTAAGACTGTTTTAACTAAGGCAGATATAATGAGAGCCTTTTGTTTTAATCAAAAAGACTTTGAATGGGGATTTGTAGATAAGAAACCAGATCCCTTTTTTTATGGTTGGGTATCAGCTACAGCTAAACTGGCAACAGGGAATATGGATTATATTAAATCTCATATAGAGATAAATGAAAAGATACAGTACTATTTCGGAGATTTGAAGGGAAAGAAATGGACTGAGGTGGATATAGAATTGTCAAATGGTTGTAAGCTGATATCCAAATCTAATATATCAGGAATCAGAGGTGGTGCCAAGATGCATAAAAGGTATGATCTCATAATATTGGATGACTTTGAAGATGAAAACAATACTATCACTCCAGAGGCAAGAGCCAAAAATGCCAATCTTATTACAGCTGTGGTTTTTCCTGCTCTTGAGCCTCATACTGGTAGGCTGCGTATTAATGGGACTCCTGTACACTATGACAGCTTTATTAACAACCTTATTACCAGCTGGAAAAAGGCTGATAAAGAAAAGAAGAAATTTTCCTGGGATATAAAACTATATGAAGCAGAGCAGAAGGATGGAACTGCTTTATGGGATAGTTGGTTTCCTAAAGAAGAATTAGAGAGAAAGAAGAAATTCTATGCTGATTCTGGACAGGCTCATAAGTACTATCAGGAATATATGATGCAGGTTCAGTCTGAGGATGATGCTATATGGACTAGACATCATATTAAAGAGTATGATGCCACTTATATGTTTGAGCCTGAAGCTGGAATATCTTTCTTAAAGTTTGAAGATGGAGATGTAAGGCCAGTTAATATATTTGCAGGGGTAGATCCTGCTACAGATTCTCAAAGAAGGGATGCAGACTATTCTGTTATAATATTTATAGCAGTAGATGAATTTAACAATATTTATATTTTAGACTATACTAGAAAAAGATCTTTACCAGTACTGGGAATACCTGGTGAAAGCAAGAAAGGTATAGTAGATTATATGTTTGATATGCAGCACATATATCATTCACAGTTGATGGTTATAGAAGATACTACAATGTCTAAGCCTGTGATACAAGCTGTAATATCAGAAATGAAGAGAAGGAATGACTTCTCAGTAAAATTTAGAGCTGAAAAGCCTGGGACTAGAATGAGTAAGAGAGATAGAATACAGGAAGTACTTGCTGCCAGATTCTCTGTAGGACAGATACATCTGAAAAAGGAGCAATATGACCTGTATCAAGAGATCATTACTTTTGGCCCCAGGATGAGTCATGATGACACTATTGATGCTTTAGCTTATGCTTGTAAGTTTGCTTATCCATTAAAAGGGATTAAGGAAAATAAAGGTAGTTATACCAAATCAAGACCTAAAGCTAAGTCATGGGTAGTAGCTTAAACCAATAAATGGAGGTAGTATAATGGCTACAAATATGGAACATGGGGGAGCATTGCCTCCAGGATGGGAAAGAGTAGATGGAAAGATTAAAAGGAAGAAAAAGTATCTTACTGATACTGGCCCTTTCTTAGATCCTGGGTTTACTTCAGAAACAGACAGGAAACTAGAGGAAACTTTAAAAGAGAAGGCACCTAAATCTCCTCCTTATAGAAAACTTAAATCAAAGGAGAAAAAGGTGGCAAAAAGATCTAAAGTTAACTTAGTTGATAAAATAGGTGATGAAATAGCTTTACCTAAAGATGACTTACCTAACAAGGTAAAGAAATCTAAGAAGTCTAAAGCCAAGAAATCAAAGAGGTCTTTGAGAAGCAGGCTGAAAAAGGCTTTTACTCGTATGTCTGTAAAAGAAAAAAGAGCAAAGGAGAAACCAGATGACTTTAAAAAAGCTTCGCCTTCAACTGCAGACTTATATAGAAAGCCTGTATCACAGAATAAATATTCCAAGAATATTAAAAGTAAGGCAGTGGTTGAAAAGACTAAAGCAGGTGATTATCCTGTATACAAAAAGAAGTCTGTTACTGCTAGTAGTTTTAGGGATGCTTTTTCACAGGCTAGGGGTGATGGCAAAAAAGTCTTTACTTGGCAAGGTAGAAAATATTCTACAAGGCAAAAAGGTGAAGGTAGCTGGAATGCTGAAACAGGTAAATGGTCTAAGAAAAAAATTGGTGGTGGCTTTCAAAGACCTCCTAAAGATCCTGGTCTTATTGGTACAGGTATTGGAGTAGGTAGGGAAGATGGTGGTGAGATTCCTGCTGGGCCTAAGTTCAAAAAGGGTATTAAATACTATGAACATGGTGGTCAAACATCAGAACCTAATGAAAAGGCTGCATCAGGAGATGTAGTAAATACTTACTCTCATTCAGGATATAAAGCAGGTAAATAATGACTAAGGATAAAAAAGTTGAAAGGATTAAGACTCTTTATAACAGGTTGAATACTGAACATAGAGATCAGTGGCTTTCTATTAACCAGAAAGGTTATGACTTTTCCAATGACAACCAGTTGGCTGACAGTGAAAAAGCGTTACTGGAAGAACAGGGAATGCCTACTTTTACTATAAATAGAATAACACCTGTTGTTGAGATGCTTAATTATTATGCTACTGCTAATCAGCCTCGATGGCAAGCTATTGGATTGGAAGGTAGTGATAGTGATGTGGCTGCTGTTTATTCAGATATTGCTGATTATATATGGGCATTATCTAATGGGCAGACTTTATTGTCTAATTCCATTAATGATTCTATAACTAAATCTATAGGATACTTAATGGTAACAGTAGATAGTGATAGTGATCGTGGTATGGGAGAGGTGACTATTCAGCAGCCTGATCCTTTTGATGTTTACATAGATCCTAAGTCAAGAGATATGTTGTTTAAGGATGCAGCTTATATATTAATTAGAAAGATGCTTCCTAAAGAACATCTTAAAAAACTGTTTCCAGCTCATGTGAGGAAGATTAATAAGATTACTTCACAGGAAGAGTCTGAAAGATCTTTATCTAGCAAAGCTATGGATAGAGATCAGAAAGATATACTTCAAGTAGATATAGACTATGCTATAGATGTTGATGGGGAAGATGCAATACTGATCGATTTTATAGAACTTTATGAAAAGATAAAGATACCTTACATGAATGTTTTCTATAAAGTTCCTCTAACCCAGGAACAATTAATGCAAGCTAAGAAACATGTAGATATTAAAATAGCTGAAATGCAAAAGGAAATGCAGGTTGGCTTAATGGAACAACAGAAACAAATGGAATCTGCAGTTCAAGCTGAACAAATGCTTCCAGAAAGATTTCAGCTAGAGATGGAAAAAGCTCAAGAGATGATGAAGAATCAGATTGAGACTGCAAGGATTGAATTTTCTACTCAGATACAGGAACAAATGTCTAAGACAGAGAACAAGGTTGTTACTGAGAAGGAATATAAGATAATGATGAAGAATGATGTCTTTGCTGCAAAGGTTATTGATTCAGTCAAGTTCTTTGATGATAGGATCAAATTGTCTTGCATGGCTGGAGATCAATTCTTATTTGAAAAAATACTTCCAGAGAAGATAAAAGATTATCCTTTAGTACCTATTCATTATAAATGGATTGGGACTCCTTATCCTATTTCAGCTGTATCTCCATTAGTAGGGAAACAACAGGAATTAAATAAGGCACATCAATTAATGGTACATAATGCATCTTTAGGATCTTCTTTAAGATATATGTACTATGAAGGTAGTATAGATGCAGATATATGGGAGAGATATTCATCTTCCCCTGGTGCATTATTACCTGTTAATCATGGTTATGAACCTCCTACTCCAGTTATGCCAGCTCAACTATCTAATGCTTTCTTTGGCATTGTTAATGAAGGTAAACAGGACATGGAGTATCTGGCTGGTATCTATTCAGCTCAACAGGGTGATACTAAGGCAACTCAGGATATGCCATATAGAGGTATGTTGGCTATGGATGAGTATGGTACCAGAAGGGTGAAGTATTGGTTAAAACATTCTATTGAACCATCATTGAAACATTTAGGGGAGATTGTTAAACAATTCTCTCAGTCTGTGTATACAGCACATAAGGTATTTAGAATAGTTCAACCTTCTGCATTGCAGGAAGAGAAGGAAGTAGAGATTAATAAACCATTATACAATGACTTGGGTAAGGCCATTGGCAAGTGGAATAATTATGAGGCTGCAAAGTTTGATATTAGAATAGTATCAGGATCCACACTTCCAGTAAATAGATGGGCTTATTTATCAGAATTAAAGGAACTTCTTAATGCTGGGGTTATTGATAATGAAGCAGTTCTTGCAGAAACTGATATCAGGAACAAGGAAAGAATTGCAGAAAGACTCAGTATGTTAAGTCAATTACAGTCTCAGATTAAACAAATGGAAGAAACTGTTAAAGACAAAGAAGGTACTATTGAGACATTAGAAAGACAGCTAGTTCAGGCAGGTATTAAGGGTAAGATTATGCAGGCTGAAATGGAAGTCAATAAGAAGAAGGAAGATATTAAGTCTAAATCTCAAAGAGAGTACTATGAAACTGAGGCACAACAAAAACTTCTAAGAGGTAACATGAGTAGTGATGCTCATTACAAAAAGAAGGAATTGCAAGATCTATTAAAGAATTTTAGTAAAGATTTGCAAAAAAATGGTAACACATAATAT